CCGCCGCGCCGTTGAGTCCGACGAACTCACCCCGGAACATCTCGATTTCCGGGTCATAGGCAATGACGGCCTTGTAGCCGTCTTCAAATGTCATGACATTATTCATGGCTTTACTCCGTGGCTTTCCAACCAGATACGCACGCTTGCAACCGCTCCTTTGTCCGTGGTCGGCGCGGGATGCGGGCGATGAAACACTCGCACTTCCCCGAACAGCACTACAGCGATGCGAGAACCAGCACGTTCGCTTACTTCCGCGCCAAGCTCCACAAACAGGGCCTCAATGTCCGCCCATCTGATGCTTCCCGAAACGGGGCGGGCGAATATCTGTTTCAGGGTCATCTGGTGTTTCTTTTTCATGCCCTTATGATATTATTTTTTGACATCATGTCAAGAGGTATTCTTTTCTCCCCGCACACAAAAACCTTCCAACAACCCCTTGCGGCGCATCCCGGCTGCGGGTCTATACTCATGCCCAATTATGCGGGCCTGCCCGCCTATCGTGGCGTGATGCCAAGGAATACCCCGGCGTGAAGCCATAACCCGAACCGAGAAGGATACCATGAAACTCAAGCTCGACGAAAACGGCCATGTGGTCTTGAAAGACGGCTTCCCCGTCTGGGTTGCCGACGACGGCACGGAGATTGCGTATAACGTCCCCGACCTCGTGAACAAAATTTCCGCCGTCAACGGGGAATCCGCCGGGCGGCGCAAAGAAATCGACGCCCTGACCGCCAAGCTCAAGGAGTTCGAGGGCATCGACCCGGAAAAGGCCAAGGCCGCCTTGGAAACCGTCGCCAACCTCGATGCGGGAAAGCTGATGGACGCTGGCAAGGTGGAAGAACTCAAAAAATCCATCGCACAGTCCTTTGAGGCCAAGATTTCCGATCTTCAGAAGGCAAATGAAACGGCTACTGCGGAAAGCGCCGCCCGGCTCAAGTCCAAGGACGACAGCATTCGGAACCTGATGGTGCGTGGGGCGTTCGACCGCTCCTCGTACCTGCGGGATGCTACGGTTCTTCCTCCCGATCTGGCTTACCAGAGTTTCGGGAAATACTGCGAAGTATCCGAAGAAAACGGACAGCTCCGCAACGTGTGGAAGGATTTCAATGGGCAGCCCATTTTCAGCCGGGCCAACCCGGGAACCCCCGCCAGCGACGATGAAGCCATCGAAACCTTGATCGGCGCATACCCCATGAAAGACAGAATCCTGAAGGCTCCGGACGGCGGCTCTGGCACGAATGGGGGAACAGGCGGCAACGGCGGCGGAAAGACGATTTCCCGTAGCGATTTTGAAAAACTCGACCCAGCACGCAAGATGCAGATGGTCACGAAAGACGGGTTCACCGTCACCGACTAGGAGATAACACATGGCGAATACCCTGACCGGGCTCATCCCTACCCTGTATGAGGCCCTGAACGTCGTTTCCCGCGAAAATATCGGTTTCATCCCCGCCGTCCGCATGGACAGCAATGCCGAGCGTGCGGGGCTCAACCAGACCGTGCGCGTTCCTCTGGCGGAAGCCGGGGAGCTTGAAGACATTACCCCCGGCGAACATCCCGCCAATACTGGGGATACCACGACCGAATATGTGGATCTGGCCATCACCAAATCCAAGGCGGCTCCTGTCCGCTGGAACGGTGAAGAGCAAAGGGCTGTGGGGGCTTCTGGGGTCTACAACCAGGTTCTTGCCGATCAGTTCGTCGACGCCATGCGCAAGCTCGTCAACGCCGTGGAAACTGATCTTGCCTTTGAAGCCGTCAAGGGCGCTTCCCGTGCCTATGGTACAGCCGGAACCGCTCCGTTCGGAACGGCAAATGACCTTTCCGACTTCGCAGGCATGGCACAGATTCTGGATGACAACGGCGCTCCGGTATCCGACCGCCAGATTGTCCTCAATTCCGGCGCAATGGCGAACCTGCGCGGCAAACAATCTGTGCTGTTCAAGGTCAATGAGGCGGGTTCTCCCGATATGCTCCGCGACGGCATAACCGGACGCATCCAGAACTTTGCCGTCCGCTACTCCGGCGGCATCAGGCAACATGTGAAGGGTACGGGCTCCGGCTATACCACCAATCTGACTGCCGCTCTTGAAGCGGGCGCGCTCGATATCGCAATGGATACCGGAACCGGAACCATCGTCGTGGGCGATGTCGTGACGTTCGCCGGGGACGAAAACAAGTATGTCGTCAATACTGCATTGGCTTCCGGTGCGCTGAAAATCTCGAAACCCGGCCTTCGCGCCGGCCTCGCTGACGGTGTGGCCGTCACCGTCGGTAATTCCTTCATGCCGAACCTTGCATTCTCCCGCTCTGCGCTGGTGCTTGCCGCCCGTATGCCTGCCGTTCCCACGGGCGGGGACTCCGCCGACGATGCCACTACCATTACAGACCCCATGACCGGGCTGACCTTTGAAGTGCGGGTGTATCGCCAGTATCGGCAGGTCAAATACGAGGTTGCGCTTGCGTGGGGCGTGAAGGCCATTAAGCCGGAACACATCGCCCTTCTGCTAGGCTAGGGAGAGGAACATGCACGAACTCGTGAAAATGACCCGTGATGCGCCGACGTTTCCCGGTGGCCCTGTTTCCGCCGATGTGTGCCCGGATGACGTCGCCCAGTGGGAGGGCTCCGGTTGGGTGGTAAGAGCAGAGGAGGAACCTCCGGCAAGTCCTTCTGATGGCGAGAAAACTCTTGAGCAGATGACGCTGGCGGAACTGCGTGACCATGCCAAGGCGCACGGCATCGCCATCCCCGCGACGATCACCGCCAAGGCCGACGTGCTGGCCCATGTCCTCGCCGCCAGCGGAGCCCGCGCCGGCAGTGACGTCCCCGGGCAGC